AATCAAATTGAAGCAACTTATAAGTTGAGTTATTATTATCTATAGTATTGAACTTTATAGAAAGTGTGTCGCCTACGTATATAGGTAATCCATTTATAAAGCTATGATCAAGATACATGTCTTGACCGTAGGTGATTGCTGATAGTAACAACAATAGTAGTTTTTTCATAGTTTTAGTTTCTTAATTATTTGTTCACAGAGTTTTTTAAGAGCAACAGATACGCTTTGTTGATTAAACGTACCACCATTATTTAATACTATTGTAGATGTTATTATATTGTCAGCGGTTGCTTTGACTTTTACTTTTTTTCTATTATACCTAGCTTCAGCTATAATTTCAACTTGATTATTAGTTTTAGAAAATACCGCAGCATTAGTAGACTTTCTAACTACACCAAAATACAATAAGTCAACCTCAAGGATTGACTCACTGTTTTCTACAAGATAGTATCCCTCATCTTGCACAAGTTCTTCTAGAATATTTTTTACACCAAATTCAAGACTCCTATTACCCGATAAATCGCCGTGTATAATTTTATTGCTAACCTTCCCTATTGTTATTTCTTGGCAGAAAACATTTATTGTAAATAGTAAACTACTTATTGCGATTATGTACTTCATACCATTTAGTTAAAGTATACCCAATAGACACAAGAAGAAGTGTTATTTTTAAAAACATCTCTATTTGAGTCATTGTTATAGCCATTGTAGCTATGTTAATAGCGTATATTTTTAAATCCTGAAGGTCCATTTAGTTTAAATTTTCTTTTTAGCAGATTTTTTCTTTTTATAACCTACTTTTGGTTTTTTGTTTTTTTCTTGTTTATTGACTTCTTTTAAGCCTAATTCCCATTGTCCCCAACCTAATGCTAATGCAATTGCTTGATAAGTTTGTATTTCATGTCTCACAGGGTAACTTAAATTATCCATTTTACGAATTAACCTATCAAGAGGAACGTTTGTAATTGCCGAAACAAATTTACCAGTCGCTTCAAAAGCTGGATTATCTAAACTAACACCTTCTGTTCTTACTTTTTCAAGTTCTTGTTTCCAAGTAAAAGTTCTAGCTCCTTGTTCCAGCCTACTAATTTTAGAAGATATTGCTGGTGATAATGTTCCAATTTCAAGAATAACATCCTGGAAGTTTTTACGACCACCTTCACCATATTCGTTCATTGCTTCTTGAACAACATTCTTCACCATAACCGCAATAGCGCCACCGTAACCAAGACCTCTACCAAAACCATCTATAGCAGAATTGATAACATTTACATATTTTTCTACTTCTTCATCATCTTCATCTGGTTCATCGTCTAACCATAAAGAAAACAATGCTTGTTGCAAACCGGAGAACACAATATTTTGTACCATGCCGTAGTATAATACCTTGGACATGTTTGTTTTGAAGTCTCCGCGACCTGCTAATAAATCCAATGCTGCTTTCTTTGTAATACGAGCATACTGCATAGGTGTATTACCAAATGCAAGAACTAATCTACCTAATGTACTCGCTTGTTGTTGCGAAATTTTATCAGGTCTTGAAGATTGTTGAGATTCTTCTGCGTTTTCTTTCCAATCGTTATAAGCTTTCTCTTTTGCTTCAGATTCAGAAAGACCTTCACGCATATACGTATTAATTCTGTTTCTAAAGAATGGTGCTCCACCAAAAGCAATTGCAAATGAATCTGCAAATTGTGTAGGCAGGTAACCAGCTCTTAAAATAGCTGTAATAGCCGCCCCTGCTTTATTAGCACTACTTTCAGCTGATTTAGCAATGTCATCAGCCGCTACATCAATTTTAAGGCCATTTCTACGAGAAACTAGATAATCACTATTCATTAGCTCCATAACATCCTTAGAAAGCTGCGGTAGGTTAGCATAAGCTTGCGCAGCAGCAATAGGATTATTGTCGCTGAAGTTTATAAAGTTTACAAACGAAACCATTTGTAAGATTGCCGAGCGAGTATTGAAGAACATGATTGTTGCAATCGAACCATTAATATAGTTTTCTAATTGAGAAACCAATCTATTTCTACCAAACTGACGTGATCTACCGACCTTCATTCTATAAAGTACATCACTTAACGCTTCAACATAGTTATTACCAAATGCTGCTCTAAGCTTGTTAGCTAATGGACCTTGAATTTCACCTCTATTGTCCATTTTACCAAATGTTTCCTCAGCTACACTAATAAAGTCAGCAAAAAATTCTTTTCTTGCTTGTTCATTAATATGCTCTAAAATATCAATTGTTAAACTGCCTGAAGCCCAACTTTCTTGAGGTTGCGGAAAATCAGACATAAGCATATTTTGAACTTGTCTAGAAAAATCTAATAACTCTTTATTATTGCTTACATATTCTCTTATCGCGCTAATTTCAGATTGATTAATACCAGGAACCTCATATCCTAATTCATTCCACATAAAAACACGCAAGGCTTGCTCATTAGTAAAGCCCATTACAGCCTCTTTCTTTAAGCCGGCCGGAGTATTTCTAATGCTCTTTTTAAGTTTTCTATATGATTTAAGAGTATTCATTTTATATTCTTCATATACTCTTTGAGCTTTAGCAAATGGGTCAATCAACGTTTTCTTAATAAAAGCTAAATCAGCATCCCCCTGTCTTCCTTTACGTACTAAATAATACATTAGCCCCATAAAGTCATCAGCTGATGGTGGGATAAAGAATTTAAATCTACCTTTGTTTTTACCTAGCCGTCTTGCCTGGAATTCTGATATTTCAGATTTGTTTTCAATATTAAGCTTTTCAGAAACCATTTCGTTCAAGCTATTGTCAACCATTTTTGTTAATGGTAATGCAATAGAAAGTTGAAAATTAGAAGCATTGCTAGCAACTACGTCCGCATTGTTTTCACGGGATAACCTTCTTATTTCTTTTATTTTTTCAGCTCTATTTGCTGTTTTAAATCCCGTTGAATCAAGTATCTTTGCCATCCAAGAAGGAATAAACCAAACTTCAGGTTGTTTAAAAGTTGTTTTATTTCCTCTTATTAAGTCCTTAAAGAATTGTTCTTCCATTCTAAGAGCAGAATTAACATGCTCCATGTAATATGTTGCGTCTTCAGAATATACTAGCCCACCTATTTTAGCCCCGGCTTTTCTACCTTCTGCAATATTAGAAGAAGAAGCGTATATTATTTTTGCGTACTTTAATGCCCTAAGCTTTTCTTCAGGTGTAGGTAACGATGCTATATAGTCTTGCATTGCAATATTGAAAGCTTTAACATTGAGCATTCTAAGAAGATTTTTGTTTTTAGCATTTTCACTGCTAATTAATTCTTCTTTTTGTTTAAGAAATTCTTTTTTAGAAAGTCCTTGCAGCTTTTCATATATATTGTATCTAGTAGTTGCATTAAGTGTTTCTAATTTTGTAGCTTTATTAAATTTTAGTTGATTTTGAACTTTTTTAATTTGCCCAAGAACTTCTTTTAATTCGTTTGAATATTTATTTTCACTTTTGTTTTCATCAAGTAAAATTTCTCTTTCAGACTTGTTTAAAGCACCTTGTGCAAATAAACCGGCAGCCTGTTTGTTGGATATTTTACCGTCTTTATCTTTAATTATTTTAACTTTACTGACTTCACCGTTATCTTTTACCCATTTAACGCCAAAACCATTCACTCTATAGTGAAAACCAAGCATACTATTAATAAAGACTCTTTTTTTAGTTAATATGGGCGGCATAAAAGCCATAGGTCCTGCAATAAAATCAGTAAAATCAGCAAGATCTTCTAGTAGCCATGTTTGAGTGCCACTCGATTTGTCGGCGATCATTGTACTAGAACTCGCAAGCTCGTTGATCATTTCTTCTGTAAGTCCCATTTTACGAAGAGCCGCTCTGTTCTTTTTTACAATTTTATCAAACGCAGGCTGATAATTTTTAGTGTCTTCAGTAGATAACGCAGCTTCTTGCGCAGCAGAAACAATACTTAATTGGAATTCAGATCTACCTGCGCCTATGTCAACTATTGTATTCTGACTTGCTTGTTGATATTCTAATTCTTGTCTGACAGCAGTATTAGTCATTAATTTGCCTGTAAGTCTAGCTAAAGCAAATAATGCTTGTGCTCTTGGGTCCTGCCCGTTAAAAGAAATTTTTGTTCCATCAGGTTTAATACCAAATGCTTCAAAAAATTCTTCTTTTGTTATATCTTCTAATTTTGAAAAAGGATACAGCCCTTGATCTTGCTTTAATCTAGGATTTTTAATATAAAAAGCATCTAAAAGCTTTCTAGGCAATCCAGTACCAGTGCCTATTAATTTTTCAGAAGCAGCCTCTAATACTGCACCCTCAGGTAATAGCTTAATTAATTTATCTACATGCTCAATAACAAAATCTTGCATGGCTATTACTTGCCCTGTTGTTATATTAGTTTTTGGATTAACTAATTTTGCCGCAGGTATACCAACAGCTCTTTCAGTTATTTGGGGCGCTAAATCTTCTAGCTTTTTAAAGGTAACATCATTAACATCACCTAGATTTTTTAATTCCTCTCTTATAATAGCTCTATATTCGTCTCTTGAATCTTCATCAAGAAACTCTATAGGGTTTATAAGTTCACCATTATTATCTACTAATTCAATATCAAAACCATATTCGTCAATTTGCTCAAATTCATCTGCTATTTCATAGCTATCATCTGCGGCAAACTGTCTTCCAGAATCAATATCTTCTTCAAAAGTTTGAGTAGTTACTTTACCTTCTTTGAGTACTTGTTTTACTTTATTAGATATCTGCGAATTAATCCAGCCCTCTAAACTGTCATTCTTCGAAGGGTCAAAGTTTCTTATATGCTGAATCATTTTGTTCATGAATTCAGACTTAAAATCTTCAGGTAAAAATCCTGGAAGATCGCGAAGCATGGTGGTTTTACTCTTATCAAACGGCTTAGCCATTTGCACTTCCGCTATTTTATCAAAGTAGTCTTCAAAATATAAATTAGCAATAACCTCATCAGCACCGCTTGCTTTCCATTCTTCTAAAGAGTTTGTAGTTACAAAAGAATTTACATCAACTTTAGACAATTGAATTTTAGGTTTTGATGCTCTAACATCAGCGGCTCTACCAATAGCATCTAACGTTGCTTGGTTTAATTCGCCTTTAGAAACACTCTTTTGGTATTCTTTCATAAATTGGTAAACTTGCTTACCATTTTCAAAGCCTACTTGTTTAAATCCTAATGGTCTAAGTACTTTTGTTACAATGAAATCACCAATCTTATTAAATAAACCTTCGTTAAATTTAATTTGGTTTTTAGCTACTAAATCTGAAAATACAGTTAGTGTTTCATCATTAATAGCATCGGGCTTATAACCTCTTCTTTGTAGTTCGTTATCTAATGTATTTAAATCGTCTTTAGATAATTTTTTTCTAAAGTCACTAATAATGCCGCCAAGTTTATCTTGACTTATCTTGGTATTTATAATACCATGCAATACTTCGTGAGCACCTACATTTATTTGTCCTGTTTTAGCCGCTACTTGCTTATTGATATATATTTTACCGCCATAAGCAACGCCGCCTATATAATCAAGAGCATTGACTTCTTTATCACCAACTTTGATTTTTCTTTTAAGAATATTTGTTTCAAGATCTTGTAAGGCTTCTTTGTCGCCCATAAAGTCCTTGAATAATTGTTTACGTATTGCTTCGGTGCTATCAAAGTCTTGCACTTCAACCATGCCTTTTGTTTGTTCAGCAGCCCTCTTTGCAAAAGAAACAGTATCCGCTACTTTTCTTTGTTTAAGTATAACTTTAAGCTCTTCTGCTTTTTGTTCTATTTCTTTTCTCTGCTCTTGAACAAGCTTAGTTGGTCTACCTTTACCAGGTTTATTTTCAGCTTGAATAGTTTTAATTTCTTCTTCTACTTCAGCTTTTCGTTCCTGTGCTGATAATGTTTTGTTGCTAGCTAACTTTGCTCTTTCAAGCTCTAATTCAGCAATGCGTGTTCTAGCCGCGTCGTCTGTAATATTTTTATCTACTAATGTTTTAAAACGAGCAACGCCTTGCTTGTCTAACATTTTGTTCTGTAGTAAATCGTCGTTTTCTACAGTTATATTAACCTTAGATAAATCCATGCCATCATTGTCATCAATAAATTTGTTGACTTCGGCTCTAGACATTTCTTTACCGTCAATTTTATATTTAGGTGATTTTGTTAAATTTCTAGCTGTTTGTACTTGCCCTCCTATTGCTGTAGGACTCACTCCAAATACTTCAAGTACAGCTTCTTTAAAATCAAGTTCATCGCCAGCTGCTTTTTGAGCAGCAAGTTCACCTGTAAACTCTCCTGTAGTAGTTATAAGACCTTCTGCTGTTCCCGCCGCTACAGCACCCGCTTTTTTACTTACACCTTTAGCCAATGCTTTTTTACTAATAGCACCAGCTACTTTACTACCGCCGCCGGCAGCTACTAAATCAAATGCAGCAATCGTACCAGCTCTTGTAGCCGCCCTATTTCTCGCGCGTGTTAAAAGCTCTTCATCTTTAAATGCTTCTTGTATATCTTCAACAGTATAATCTTCTGGTAAAGATTCTCTTATAGTTTCACCAAAAGCTGCAAATAATTCAACAGAAGCGCCTAGCCCAGCCATAGCTCCTTTAATTGCGCCGCCGGCACCACCAATAGCCGTGCCAATGCCCGGTGCTACAGAACCTAATGCCGCACCTGCTCCTGCCGCGGTAGCTGCTCCAGCAGCACCTAACCCAATATTTTCTTTTGAAAACATCATAGCGAAACTTCTTGCTCCGTATAATAATGCAGCTTGAGGGTTTCTTATAGTTGCGCCTACAGCTCCTGCAAACCAGTCAGGTACTATACCTGTGTTGGCAGTAGATATTGCGTCAAAGTCTTTCTCCCATTGTTCTTCTCCTTCTGTTAAGCCAGATGCATCTTGCTTTTGCCAAAGATCTAATAATTTTTGAGCATCTTCATCGCTTATATTTTCAGCATATTTATCAGAAAAAATAGCTTTAGATAGGTAATCGTCTAAATCAGCTTGTATTTGACCTCCGGACCACGCTGTAGCCATTTGTTGAAAGAAATTATCTTTCTTTTCTTCAGCATCAGGATATTGGGCTAAAAATTTATCTGTTAGATTTTCTGGTATTTCATAAGTGTCATCACCTACTTTATATTTTTTAGTACGTGATACCGATGAAGTACTTTCCGATTTGGATTCCATACCGGGCGCTGCAGTTTCTTCCACAGGCGCACCCGAAACCTGCGGTTGTGTCTTTCCCGCTTCTTCGTTTAAAACTGCATTTGGATATGCGGATAAAAACTCTTGGACTTTGTCCTCGGGAATATTATAAATATCTTCTCCTACTTTATAAACAGGCATACTATATTATTTTTAATTTACTTTATACTGCGAAAAATCAGTAGTAATTTCAGTTTCTTGCTGGGTCTGTTCAGGCTGCTGCAATTGTAAACCAAATTCTTTTGCTAAATCTTCAACAGTTATTTTAGACTCTACTGAACCTTCAACATTTTCTTCAAATGTTATTTCGCCCGTTTCCTTTTTTTTCATGATGTACTCTTTCTTTTCAACATCATTACTTCCTTTATATTTGAAAACAAAATCTTCACCTGGTTTTAAATTGACAATGTTTTTAAAAGCAATTTCTCTGTCTTGAGCATTTAATCCAGTTCTTTTTTCAAGAGGATCTACTGTTTTAACTTTAGCAGCAGCAGCCTCAGCGGCTTTACGCTCGCGTTCTTGCTGTTCTTTTTGCGCTTGTTTGATACCATCAATTTCTGCAGAATCATCCTCTATTCTTGATTGTATATATTCTAATATTACGCCATCAGCAGCTTCTCTTAAGTTATCATTATCAATAATATCCATATAAGAATAATCAACTTTACCTTCTTCTTGGTCTTTTAATTCTGATTGTGCTAATTCAAAAAGATATGCTCTTTGCGAAGGGTCATTTATTTGCGCAAATATATTGTTTGCAGAACGCGCTAATTTGTTTTTCATAGAAGTAGCTTCGCCTGCTTTTCTTACGTGATCATCAACTTGTTTTACAGCGTCTTTAATACCCGCTTCAAAAACATCATAAACTTGGCTTCTGCCTTGGTAGCCAATTGCGCCATCAGGAATTTTATCTACAGAAAGGAAAGATTTTTTCCCGTCTTTAATATAACTGAAACCCATTTGCCCATTTACCTTTTCAAGTGAAATGTTGTTATCAATAGCGGGTTTATTTTCAATAAAATCTAAAAATTCTGGATTATCCTCAAATTGACCCGGAAGTATTTCATTAAAATCAATTTGTAATGCAGCATCTGTTTTTTGAGCAATTGAAGTAATACTTGTATTTAATTCGTCAAGCATGTCTTGTTGCTCGGATTGCGTTGCTGAAGCAAATTTATTATTAGAGATATAGTCCTCTTCAACTATGCTTTTAATAGTATCCGCTTTTTGCTTACCATATTTTTTAACCCATTCTGGATATTGCAAATTCTGTTTTAATTTAGCATTAGCTAAATCATATTTTTGCGCGCGTTCCTTTCTTTCAGCCGCTTTACGTTCTAATTCAGCTTTAATAGGGGCAATGCCTTTTTCAAATGCTTGCATAAATGCATTTGGATTAGCTATGTAAATTTCACCTGGATTTCTATAACTCATTTTATTATTTTTTATTATTCCGGACTTGCTAAACCTACGCCTAATCCGACCATTGAACTAAAAGCACTGCCAAACGCTGATGCTTGTGCTTCTTGCATCATAGCAGCTTGGCTAGCATATCTATCAGACATTGATTGTAATCTATCAAGTTTTTGCATTTCGCGCTCTTCTCTTGTAGCAAACATAAATTGCCTTCCTGCAACATCAGCTTGCTGTAATCTTGATGCTTCTGAAATTTGCATTTGTTGCATTTGTTGTTCACCTTGAGCACGCAATCTAGCGTTTTGGGCTTCTTGCTGTTCAATATTAGTTGCAATATCCATTTTAGCTCTTGAAGCAGATTGAGCCAACGCGGTTGCTGCACCGGCACCACCACCAGTTGCTCTTAAAACATCTAATGTTTGGGCTAAAGATATATCTGTTTCTCTAGCTCTCATTTCAGCGGCCCCTGTAGCAACTTGTAAGTTTGCAAAAGGATTTGTTATCATAGAACTTAAGTCCGTAATATTCGCATACGGATTAATAATTTCTTGTCTATTACTTTCTGCCGCGGCAAGTTGGCGCTCAAATGATCTTTGTTGGCTAGCCGCTCTGCGTCGTCTTTTGCCAGCACCTAATCCTGTAAATAAATTACCTATAGCGCTTGCGGCCATTAAACCTATGCTTATTGGTTCCATTAATATGTATTTATATTATAATTAGAGGAAACTGCAAATAGTTCTCTATATACAGTATCACTTGTTTTTATAGTTAATTTAGTAAAAAATCCTTTTATACCAGATATTTCTTCACCAAATATTACCTCATTATCAAATGAATAGCTTGGCTGTGTATTTGAAACATTTGACAGAGTAGCTGTATATTTTCCAGATTGTCTTTTAAATGTTGAAATATAGAAAGATAAATCATTATCAATATATGAATTGTTATATTCAGATATGTTCAGTGCTTTATCTGTATCTGTAATTATATCTTGTACTTCCCAGCCAATCGTGCCTTCATAAGAAATGGTTTGGAATACTTTATTTGAAGAAACGGCTGTATTTAAAATTAATTCAATTTCAGAATTATAATTTGAGCTGTAGAAGTTATTATAAGTTGAACCCGTATAATGCTTCCAAATATTGTTATCTTTTATAGTAAAGAATTGACTATTTAAACTAAAGCCAGCAACAGGCAAGAAACTATATCTTGATGTCCAACCATTTACACTTTCATCAAAGCCAATAGTTGTAGTATTATGAGTTAATATGTATTCGTTATTATGCTCATCATACATTCCTTGTGTAAAATCCGAACTTTCTGATAATAAATCTCTGAAATAACTACGCATAGAATAATTAGATATTTCAGTAATACCATCTCTTGAAAGTCTTAATACAGCTCTTTTAGGCTTATCTACAAAATACTTTCTGCCTGCTTTATAAGCAAAGCTTTCAGGATTTTTGCCGATACCATAGTTGGTACCATAAGGTATAATTTGACCAATAACCGCCATCCCGGAAGATGTAATAGTTCCGCCTTCGGCTGTATAAATTGCGTCTTTATCAATGAGAGCGCTTGATACTCTTTCCTCCTGAAATATATTTAAATTAGTATCTTCTGCAAAAAGCTTTTGAATACTACCATACTGTATATCTACAGCTTTAATTATATTTTGATTAGACGGGTATTCATTAAGCGCATTGAAATTTGTTCTTGAATTAAATATACCTGAGTATATTAATGAGTTTTCAAGATTTGTTTGTTTGTAGTTTTCATCAGTTATATGGGCAATAACACCGTAATCAACACTGTCCTTATTAAAATCACCATATAATCTTGATTCTTCAATGTACCAATTATCAGTGCCTGTTTGATCACCTTTTACAACGAACGTGTTAAAATAATTTATTTTTATTGCGGCGTTTTGTGTTATTTCCGATAATAAACCAGACGTACTTGTTTCATAATAAATATCTAAAGCACTTTCAAACGGCTCTGTTTCAAATACAGCTAAATCAACCGCTTTTTGTTTTAATCCTACAATATTTGTAGTATCATTTAATTCAGCTATAAGATTAGAAGGATTTTCTTTATAAAAACCAACCTCATCAGAATCCGGTATCTCGTCTAATGGTAATTCGCTAAACTGACTTAATGTACCAATGCGACTAACACTTATATAACCCGCATCTGATTGTATTTGAGAAGCATTTGTTAAAGTATAATTTTCAGAAAAAGGATTTGAATCAGCCACGCTTAATGAAACGTTTGTGGCAGCACCAGCTGTAACACTTCCTCCAACAACAACTGTTGGGGTTATTAAAGCATTTATTACAATAGTTGTTTGTCCGCCGCCGGTACCATTAATTGAAAAATCATTAAATTTAAGTATAACGTCAATTTTATCCGATGCAGCAGGCATTTCATCGAATGTTAATCTTCCCGCGTTATTTACACCAGCATTGCCTACAAATGTATAATCATTAGAATTTTTAAATTTCCCATTTACAAAAACATAAACAGAATCAGGCGTATTACAATAAAATTCGCCATCGCTTCCGCAGCTTGTAAAAGCAGGATCAACAGCTAAATCTATATATCCAGTTAAACTTACTTGCGTAAAGTCGTCACCGTTAAATTTTTGTATTTCAGCAGAAGTATAATTTGTAAAAAAAGCATCGCCGTAAGGTGCTGAGCTTGAATTTTTTATACTATAAGCTATAGATTCTATTTCACCATTAGTTATAGTAAACGGCGGAAAAACAGCAGCGTAGGTAGACTTATTAATTACTTTAGGATATAATCTTACGTCTGATCTAGCAAAGTCGCCTTCATATACATTGTCTGTATTTCTAGGTACTTTATTTACGTTGTCTCCTAATAAAGAGATATATGTTTTACCATTATATTCACCGCCGCCTGGAACATAAACATTATAATATTCTTGTTCTGGTTGTTTTACAACTATTCGATAAGAATACCAATCACCCCAGTCTGATGGCAAAGACGTGAAAGTTAATGTTAAACAATCACCATTCCATGTGTCTACATCAAAATTTACTTTTGGGTTAACATAAACCGACGAATCTGGTAATGTTATAACAGGCGACTTTCTTCCGTATTTATCAGAAAGAACAATTCCTAATTCGTACGTTCTTCTACTTTTAATACTATGTTGTAGCAAATTAGAAAAGTCAGATACTTTTCCATCTACGCCAACTGTAAAATTAAAGTCAGGAACATCTCTGTTTAAAGTTATATTGCCATAAACAAGCCTGTTACTTATAATTTCTTGAGCCAATGCCTTTACAGGGGCGTTTTCGTTAACTCTAAGGAGCTGTTGTTCTGGTATTGTACTTAACGGCAGCTCAGACTTATAATCGTGCGTTAAAGTAGCTATATCGCTTGATATATCTTTTTTAGCAACAATACGAACAGCTGGAGAATCAGCCTCCTTCATTAAAATTTCTACGCTTACAATTCTATGTGTTGAATAAGCTTCGCTAGGCATTGTGATTGAAAGCGCAACTTGATTAGCGTGATTTTTAAAATTGTCAAGTCTACCATTTTTATATGCATTTTCAACGTCTGTTCCTGTTAAAGAATCATTTTGTTGTTTAAACGCTATTGGTGAAAATGGAGCTAATTGCGAATATTCGTTATTTTCAAATTTGAATCTATAAGAAAATCTAACAAATTTTTCTTGAATATAATCTGAGCTAATATTAGTGTCATTAGTTAAAGTTGTAATTGATGGTGCTAAATATGGAGATATTTTTACAACAGATACTTTATCTACGTTACCATTTGTTGTATAATATGCAGAATCACTAGCCGCTTTGTTTAAATCAATTACTCTTGGGGCATTCACATTGTCTGTCCAAAATAACTGTTCTTCCAAAAGGTTTATACCTGTTATATATTTTGTTGAGTCAAAATTTAAATAAGCACCTTCTGCAATAACTGTAGCTGTACCGTTAGATTCAACTTGATATATTTTATCCGTAGTGCCTGCTATAAACCAAAAAACACGATCATTCTTATTATCTATAAAATGACCAATAGTTTTATCTCCTGAGGGTAGGCTTAAATTAGTAAAGTTAGTATTGCCTAAAATATTATGAGCCGCACCAGCATCTTCGCCGTCTGCCTTTGTTATTTGAACATTCAAAGCATCACGGTATTCACCCTCTGGAAGAAGTCTATCGTCCAGGCTTTTATTCATTTTTCCTTTCAGAAAAGTGTTTTTAATTTCAGGCATTTAATTAGTGTTTGATATGTTTAGACTTACCTCGCATTACTTGAGTTAATTCAGGTAATTTTAAATCGTATAATCTAAGCTTAGCATTTCGCATCGCGGCTCTGCGTTCCTTTTTAAATCTATTTACAATATATTCCGGAACTTGCGCCATTGAAGATAAGATAGCATGAGCTACATATTTATATATAGCTTCTTCTGCTAATTTGTGCACTTTCATTTCTTCGTCAGTGCCTAATCCATCAGAAATATACTTAATAGTAATTAGTACACCTACAAAATTACTTGTAAAATTAATTGTGCCTTTATTTTCATCAATAATGAAAAATCCATTTTGATTTGTGTTTTCTGGGTCAAGACCATATCTATTCCCGTTTTGAAATAAAGAGTCACCTAAATTATCATCACTATGATAATAATCTTGATTACTGTAAGAGCCAGATATATCTTGTATATCTAAATCTTTAAACCTATCATCTGTTACAGGCGAAGTAGTAACCAAATTATCCTCGCTGTCGTAGTTGTAATTAAAGTAATCATCCTGTGCAATAGCTTCCGATGGTTTAGAAGTAATTCTTCCACGAGGTATAGAATGTTCAATGCCGTAATCATCTACATAAGATATTGATGCATAATTTACATAATCACGTGGCATTGGTATAGAAAGCGTTGGTCCTACTTCAACTTCTTGTATTTTTTCTACTTTAGTTATATCGTAAGAAAACTCTTGTATTGCACGTTTAACATGAAATAACACATCTGTTCTTTTGGCTCTATTAATAATTTTACCATCACCAATATAATTAACAACAAAATTATTTACAATATCTTTTAACGATGTATATCTATAGTCCCCGTATTTTTTATTCTTAAGCACAATCAGCACTTCAACACCTAATAACGGAGCAGTGCTAAATGTTATTTCAGAATTAGAATATGTATATGAAGATTCAGATTGTAATACATTATCTAAATAAACGTAAAAGCTTGAAACTGTTGCACCTGCCGGTATAGACATTTGATCTAATGAAAAAACTACAGTTGTTCCATCTCCTTCAAATATTTGATTACCGCCGTAATAACTTCTATCTGTTCCTGTTAAAAGCCCCATTTATTAAGAATTTTCTTGATTAAAACTATTTACCTCTTGTTGTTGTGCTGCTTGAATAACTAGCGGGTCTTTTATAATTACACCTGCATAAGAAAGTATTTTAATAATTAAAATAGGCTCTTCTGATGGATGCAACTCAAAATCCTGTGATCCGCTTGTTGTGTATGTATATGCAGACGCCCCACCTCCTGTGTAATTCCAAATTGGATCTGCAGGCACTTTAATATAATCCATTGTAGCAGAGGTAATTGTGCTTGGAAAAACATTTATAATGTTATTTTCAAAATAATACAAAGGATAATCAGTAGTTGGAGCAGTTAATTTAGAAGCATTTAAATACGTTAACTCAGATTTTTTAACCGGCTCAATTTGGGTTGTTCTATTATCTGTTGTTAACTGTATTAGCTTATATACAAGATCCGCTGATATATCACTAGTTCCACTAGTAATAGTAATAGATTTACTTCTTGATAAATAATCAATTTTTTCTTGTATATTATCAGCTATATCACCGTATTCGCTATTTACGCCTTGTATATTTCTTCTAGTTAAATGCCTATTATAATCATAAAAAGACTTTTCCAACAAGTCAAGTTGTGCTTGTCGGGCAAGTCTATTAAATTGATCTGGCGTTAAATAACCGCGTTGCTCTTTATTTAATATAGAAAGAACGGTTCTATATACTTTATTTACGTCTATAGCCATTGTTAAAAAAAATGGAGGCCCGAAGGCCCCCGGGTTATATTTTTATTTTAGTTTCTTTTCGATAGTTTGGTAAACTTCGACACCTTCGTCGGTTTTAAACCATGCCGCCAATGCTGAATACGGATTTTCATCAAATGGCACAGTAATTAACTTTCTGCCATTACTAGCCCAAGAAAAAGTTCTCTGATCACCAGCTAATTTGATAATTCCATTTTCTACAGCCTTGATACCAACATTACGTACTTGAATGTTTTCATCATTAGCTAATTCTAAGAACAATTGTGGATCTCGCTTAGCAAATACTAATAAATCTCTTTTTAACTCGCTAGAAGTCATCTGAGACACCTTAGAACCTACATTAACGCGTACAATTGCTTCAGCATGTTCAATGTCTAAGTTTTGAGCAGCCATTAATGCGTCAATCTCCATTTGAATAATATCTAATTCATCTGCAGCTTCTTCTTCAGCATTAAATTCTGCATATTTTTTGTTTAGGTCCGGGTGGTACAGCGATAATAACTTTTGTAAAGTTTGTTTTTCACGAGGTACAGATAAAACACCATCTCTAAATATAATGTGGCCAAGTCTTGCTTCGCCTTTAAATTCATCTACAAATACTGATTGTTGATTTGTTGTGAATTTTAATTCTCTTTCAAATCCTTTTTCTTCATCAAACCAAAAAATTCCTTTGCTTCTTAGTTTGTGTACAATAGGCGATTTGTTTCCTAATAAATAATAATTTCTGTCTTTAATCTCCCATGTGTTTTTAGCGGGAGCAGCTTTAGCTTTAGTTGCCATAATATGATAAAATATAAATTAAAAAGTAAGTAAAAACTTACCCCCGCCGTATGACGAGGGCAGTTCTTACAGTTTGTTTATTGGAAAAGGATAAAGTTGTTAGCTCCTTGAACCACTAGACATCTTTCAGATAGGAAGTGTACCTCCATTGCATCAAGATCGCTAGTTTGAGCACCAACCGAACCAGTAACCCAAGACTTCATTCTACGATTATCAGCCTCAGAAGCACGGTAACGTACGTGTAGGAACGGACGCTTAATGTTTTTACCAAGGATTTGATCGTATACTGATGAAGTTCCAGCAGGTACTAATACTCCTTTAACACCAGAGATTTGTCCACGAGTTGCGTGGTCGTTTAGATATTTCCAGTCAGTTTTGTAGAAATCGTAAGATCCACGACGGAAACCTCTAAATCCTAGGTTAAGTGCCATATCCTCAGAGTTAGAGAATACACCATAAGCAGTACCACCAGCAGAACCAGCAGAAATGTTAGCTAAAGCGTCATCGAAGATAAGGTTTGAAGCACGATTTAAGAAAAGCATGTTTTCTTCAATAGCACCTTGCTTATCAAGCTCAGCTAATAAAGTATCAAAGTCAGCGATAAGGTCACTTGCAACATCAAATACGTTGTCAGCAGTGATACCTCTGTCTTCAATTTGCTTGAAGAAACCGTCAGTACCTTTAAGACCAGCGCCTAAAGCAGCAGAACCAGTAGCAGCTTTTTCAGCTTCTACCATAGTCATTTCAAGGTAGTCCTCATAACGAGTACGAGTATCACCAAGAGCTTTTAAATACCATAAGTATCCTGTTTGTCCGTCTTCACCAGTTACTTCAACCCAACCAATTTGAGAAGCGTCAGATCCTGAAACCTCAAATTTGTCTTTAATAATGATTGGGGTGTTAGTGAAAGATTCGAATTTAGGCTCTACAGAACCGCTCATTCCAGCAGTACCTTTTTTGAATTCAGAACCAAATACGAAAAGTTTTACAGCCTCACCATCAGCAAAACCAGCAGCAGCTAGTGTAGCAGCAGAGTAAGGAAGTACAGTGATAGTATCAAGATCACCATCAGAGTCAGCATCAGAAGTTGCAGATACATAACCTTTAACAACGTTTCCGTTAGCATCCTCGATAACAACAGTTTGTCCAACGCGCACAACGTGTCCTTCACCGATGTTAACAGTTCCAGAAGCAGCAGTAGTCACAGTTCCTGAATAGAAAATGTGAAGACGACCTTGCTCAGACCAAATAACTTGATCAGAAGACATAGGCATTTCAGCTCCAACCATACGAAGGAAAGAAGAGATTGAACGGTTACCGTAACGCTCTACTTCAGCCTCATATAGATCTGGAAGGTATTGTTGAGACCAGTTAGCTCCACCGGACCCGTGGAAGTTTAAGTAGTTGCTTGAAAGCGCAACTTTTTGTACATACGGAGTAAATTCCGCAGGTGTACCTAAATTAGCAATTGCAGCCATTTTTTAGTGTGTTTTAATTATTGTTTTAGTTTTACTTTTAATTTCGAACCATCATCGCCACTTATAGCTCTAACTTTCATGCCACCTGCTTCAATAACGCTACCCGCGCTTTTACGTGCATCCATATTAATATTTTTGGATTGTGCATTTAGTTGTCGTATTGCATCAGCTTTGCCTTGCTCATAAAAATGATTAGCAAGAGAATCTGCATTACGCGCTGCAAATAATGCTTTATGATAGCCAACGCCGTCTTTTAAAGTATTATTCTCATCTAAAAAATTTGAGAATGCATTTAAAATATCGCTTTGAGCTTCTTTGGTAGAATTAACATCTTTTACATTAAATCTAAATTTCTTGTCTCCAACTTTGAAATCAAAACCTTTAAAATCTTCGTTGAATACTTGATTAGTTTTTTCTGTAAAATTTTTAATACTACGTTCCTGCGTTTGCTGTAGTTCAGATTGTTCTTCTTTATATCGATTGAAGAAGTTAACCGCTTCTTGTTGCTCAGGCGTTAAACGAGAACCCAACTTGACTTCATCGTAATATTTATCCTTAAGCGAGTTTAAGAAGTTTTTAGCTTCTGCTATCTCTTCTTTAAATGCAAGCTTTTTACGTCTTACATCTCTTTCTTCATCTAATTCTTCGTCATAAGAAAAATTGTCTTCAATTAAAAAGTCAATTTCATCTTGGCTTAGATGAGGTTTCTTTTGTTTATAGTATTCTCGTAATAACGCATTGTCATCAATATTACTATAATCTGTATTTAGCCTAACATAATCTTCAAGAGTACCGCCTGTTTCATTCATAAAGTCTACAACTTTTTGAATATTTTCAGGTAATTCAATTTGTGGGTTTTCTGCAGCTTCATTAATAACGTCTTGTTTTGTTACTTCTGGCTCAGCTGGAGGTTCTTCAATTTCAGTTATTTTTTCAACAACTGGGTTTTCTTCTCCCACTTCTTGCAGTTCCACGTTGGTTTCTTGCCCGCTTTCTTCATTTTGTTGTACTGGCTCCAACACGCTGCTCTCTGTTTCCTGTTCTTGAACGGCATCTTGTTCTTGTGTTTCGTTAGCGTTTAAGTTTACTTTGTAAACACCATCTTCTAATGTAGTCTTTACCCCTGCGTCTTCAAGCACTTGTTCTTCGCGCTCTGCCGCGGTTGGAGTTTCGTCTACGATTGGTTCATTCGTGTTTTCTGACATGATAAAATATTATATAAGTTATTAATTATTACTTAGGTTCAAACGACCCTAAGTCAAATCCGCCAAGTACGTCATTACCTGAGGATTCAAAGTTTTTAGGACCTGCCATCCCTTTTCGCTGCTCAATTAATTCAGATTGTTGAGTAGCTTGTATTTTAGTTCGCTTATCTTTGCGATCTTCTTTATACTTCTCTTTACTATTAATTACGTTTAAATCAGCTTCTTTAAGCCTCATGTTTAGCTCAAACTCTTTCTCCATAAGCTCTTTTTTAATTTGTGCTTCTCTTTCTAGTTTAGCAATATCAAATTCTAATTGGGCTTTGTTGATTTGAACTTTAGACGAAGCAATAGCTTGCTCTTTCTGCATATCTGCCTGTGCTGCCGCTTGAGCAGCTGCTGTATTTGATTCAGTCTGCGCTTGAATATTTTGCATTTGAACTTGTCTATCTTGCTCAAATTTCTTACGTCTTCTTAGTTTAAGTAGTTGATTAGCAAGCTTTATGTTTTTAATTTCTCTAATATCAATAGCGTCTTCTAAAAATATTTGATCTTTTTGAAGAGCCATTTGAATATTATTCTCAAGCAATTGCTTTTCTTCTTCGTCAGGCGCAAGCTCTAAGAAAATACCAAAATCATGTAAATGAAGGTTTTCAATTTCTTTTAATGCACCAACATTAAATTTACCAATGCCTTGTATAAATGCTTGTGTTGTATTGCCAAATTCAAGTACATCAGATATTCTAAGTGAAATAGCTTCAGCAGTTTTTAACGTTAAATACAATCCAGCTTGAAGCACGTGTCTTGTAGCTGTATTTGAATTTGCGGCAGCAAGTTTTTGCAGGCCTACTAATGCGTTCTTATCAGGCATACTGCCATCTCTAGCTTCATTAAGACCAGTAACATCCCGCATCATACTTAAATAATAATTGTACGAAGCAATCAGGCTATTAATTTTTGAATTACCAGAGCTTGATTGTAATTCTTGAACAGGCATACGACCGTGATTAAACTCGCCGTCTTGTGTCATTGATCTACCAATAACAGAACCTGTTTGAAAATACATATTTAAAGCTTCTTGCGGATTATAGTTTGTGCCATTACCCAAATCAATTTCAGCAATACCATCAGCGTCGAGGTATACACCATCGGGTACCATTCTCGACATTACTTGCTGCAGCTTTAAATGAGTTAGTTGAATCATATCAGCAAAACTTGTCATTCTGCTAACTAGTGATTCAATTTTACCTTTATAAATTCTTGGCGCTATAATATTATATGACATATTAACTTTAGTCGTATCCGACTTAGGTCTTGTCATATTTTCAGCAATCTGCCACTTAAGCAATTTATTATGACCAATTATTTTTGCACCTTCATAAAGAACTTCAATAGATCTATTTACTTTTTCAAATCTTGAGCGCTCATCTTTTGGCGGATTAAATTGATCTGTTTTTTCAATTGCTTTATCAGCGCCAGTAGCCGTTTGTTTTATTTTGTATACTTGATTTTGAAATGTTTTATATTCAAAATGCATTACATATACGTGGTTAGTATCTTCTGCATCTGCACTTGCATAGCTTTTATTATAAAGCATGGCGTTACTACCAGTACCTTCTATTTCTTTTATATCTTCATTAGTTAATTCCGGAAATTGCTTTTTTAATTCAGGAATACTAACTCTTCTTATTTCTCCTACATAATATATATCATCAAAATAAGGTGATTCTGTATATGAATAAACAATATCTGCAGGATCAACATATTCTACTCTAATTCCTTCCGCGGTATTAAACGTGGTCTTATCACATGCAATACCAATAACCGCCAAATCATAATCAAGCCGTTTCTTTAATAAATGATACTTGTTATAATCTAATACGTTATTAATAGCTTCTTCTTCTGCAATTTCAATTGATTGCTTATAATCTAACTGCATGTGCAATTGTAACTCTTCATTACTTTGCGGCAATGCTTCTGGATTAGTATTAAACATATTCAATCCAAAGTTTTGCTGCATTGATTCTAGCAATCCTTTATTTTGCATATCTCTAACAATTGACTCTACATATTGCGTTCTTTCTTGCAATGATGACGGGTCCTGTGAATATGCTTTGATGTCATACATTCTTTCGTTAATACCATTAACCACAATATCCACGAACTTCGGGATAATTGGAACAGGTTTCCAATCAAGATTAAGATAAGATAAATCACCATTGATTGATAATTCATCTTTATACTTTTGAATTGATTGCTCTCCTCTAGCGTATAATCTTAATCTGTGAAAGTTATCCCTGTTAGCGTAATAGCGTATACCTCCATTATCTCTTTTGAACCATTCAGATTCAATAGCCTTAGCGACTTCCATCCCATATTTCAGGTCTGCCTTTTCAGCATCACTAACAGCTTGGCTAGGAAATATACCCTTTGGTAATACTTTCGACATTTATTCTATTATTTTTGAAATTGATCCTTGATTATTATATTTTTTAAATCCAAAGTTTAAAACTTTAGTTTGTCTTTCTTGCCTCGGCGTATATAAATGCCTATTGCATGCCATTATAGCTAGACCCGAACTAATTGCCGCGTCAAACTTGGTTCTATTATTTATATCAAATTTTGCCCAGTCATTTAATGTATTATTGAAATACATTGTTCCGTAAGAACCGTCCATTTGCAAACCAATATGTTTGTCTATATAAGACTCAATAGCGGCTGCGTGTGCTTGCTTTATATCTTCAGATGAGTTTGGTATACCACCAATTTCTTTTTCTGTAGCTGAAAGCTTATTAAATGTTTTATCAGGTCTATTCATTGAATAACCTCTGTAACCTCTTCTCTTTAAATAATAAAGCAAACGAGGCTTATTATTTTCAGCAAGTAACGGCATTCCGTAAAACACTAACGCCATTAATACGTCTTCAAAAAATATTTCCGCTGTTTGTGGCCTAGCTATATACTCTAAAAAGAAAGTGTTTGGAGGCGCATCCTCCATACTAAACTTTGTAAGTCCGTGTAACGAACCTTTAGAGCCCTTGCCTCCAACAGTACCGGATATATCGTAAGAGTCACATCCAAAAGCGCCCATGTGCTCATTACCGGGATACTTACCTCCATTTTTTAGTATTACGCGATTTTGCAAATTATAACTAGGAATCCAAGATATATTAAACCTCCCGGAAGTATTAGGCGTAAATATTACTTTAGAATCTTTAACACCGTTTTCCCATTGAAAGTTGCCTGTTGTAACAACACCCGAGCTTCTTAAATCTTCGTTGTAGTCTATTTGTTCGTATATCTTAACTAAATTAAATATACTGTTTTTAGTTTCGTCACGAAATGCATGTTCTTCTGTTCTTGGAAACTGTCTGTAAAATTCATTTAAAGCATCTTGATCTCCTCTGAGACCTTCTGCTTCATTTTCCCAATGCTCTATTACCCCAACTTCAATAGCCTCTCCCATCGGTCCCTCAGCTGGGTTTGATGGTGTATCGAATACAG